GTGATTTGCAGGGCGATGTCCATTGATTCTTCATGATGGAACCCGTCCATGGTGCCGTCTTCATACATGCGGTACCCGATCTGAGGATCAGGGAGGATGACGGCGGTCTTGAACTTGGACTTGGCTTTGGCCTTCTTGGGGGCAGGCTTAACCGTGATTGGCGCGGCCTGTTGAACCACGGGCCATTGTGGACCATCGGCCCATGCGGGGGCGATAACAACAGAGATGCCACCGAGGTCGTGTATCTCGGCTTCACCCTCTTCGTTCTTGGTGATGCCCTGCCACTCAGAGATACGGACCTTCTCAATGGACCCGATCTCTTCAGTCGCGATCCCCGAACGCTCTAGAAGGTCAGCGATCTTACCGAGCCGTGATTTGGCTAACTCCTTCTGGAGATCGCCTTTCACGACTGGAAGCATTTCTTGTGCCGATAGTTACTTACGGCATTGGGCGAAATGGGGTGGCCGTACTTGCAAAGAACATTAGCGATCTTGCTATGCAAGACAGCCGGGTCGTTCAGAGCGGCCATAACCGATTCGGCTTCGTCCTCAGGCAATTCGTCAAGGATGGCATCCAACCGGAAGCGCTGGACAATTTTACCAGTACCTTGCATTTCCGCGTACAGGTCCACAGGGATCTCCAGTCGTCACGACTACCCCTACAGTCTAACCCCCAACCGACTCACCGGCCGGGGAATCCCGTTACTCGCCCAAGTCGGCGTAGGTAATGAGGTCGTGGAACTCACGCAGTTCTGAAAGGTTCAGGCCATCAAGGCCATCGACCTTTGCCTCTTCGGCGTCATCAACGACGGTCTCTTCGACGACCTCTTCGGACTTCTCGGCCTCAGCGGGTTCCGCCGCGGCGGCCTTGGGGGCCTTCTTCGGTGCCGGGGTGTCGCCACCTGCCGGGGAACCCTCAACAGCCATCTGCTCCGGTGTCAATGTTCCACCATGGCTCAGGTCCGCTACTACCTCTGGTGCATCAGCACCTGCGCCTTCGACCCTCTCCGACGAATCGGGGGCGCTGTTCGAGAAGCCGGGGGCGTCTCCGCCCTTCTCTTCCAGATCGGTGAGGCGCTCCGACAGAGTGTTCAAAGCCGTGATGGCCTCGTTGATAACAGACTGTGCGCTGAGGGCGCCGGTATCGGCTACTTCGGCCTCAGTCGTCTCGGTGATTTCGGCGTCATTAGCCATGATGTCCTCCAAAGTGGACTTGATTTCGGTTATGTCAGCGCCCTCATCGATGAGAGCGTCTATCTCTTTAAAGTCGAAGCCAGACAGAGAAGCCTTCAACTCCATAATCTCTTCCATTTCCTCATCTGACTTCAGGTCAAGTGGCTTCTCGCCACTCTCGCGATAGTGGCGGGCGAGATGGTTGTACACGCCCTTCCTGTCGCTACCTCGCAACACGCTGCCCCCACGGGCACCGTTGAGGCTTCCAATGCCTTCACGAAGGCCCCCTAGGGCAGCAGCCCCGGGTGACCCGTCACTACTGACGTAGTGGTGGATGAAGGAGTAGTTCGTCTTGAAGGTGGGGTCTTCTCCCTTCTTCAAGAAAGCGAAGATCTTCGAGTAGTAAGCCTTGTCCGCCGGGGAGCGCACGTTCTTGTACATCGCAGGCTTCCATGGGCGATCGTCAGCGAACCCGACAGCGTGACCAGCGATCGGGCCCTTCTCTTCCTCGGGTGCTTCCTCGGTAACCCGCTCAATCGGGAGATCTTTCACCGACACGGTGGCCGTGCCCGGAGCAGCGCCGAAGAGGACGGGTGAATACTCGTACCACTCAAGTCGCTTGATGTGGCGAATCCCGGTGTCACCCTTCATCTCTGACCCACCTTCGGGGACTGAGTAGCCGATCGACCACTCCTGCTCCCCACCGAAGAACTTGATGTCCTCGTAAGCCTCGCGGCCGCGGGTGGTGTTGAGATTGAACTGCATCTTGACGAGCACACCGCCAGCGTCTGCCGCCTGTAGATGTGCTGGCAGCCGCTTGTCACCGGGCTCTAGTTCGATAGCGGCAAGGGTGCGTGCAACAGGAATGGTCGTGTCGTGCGACCAGACACCCTTGGGGATGCGCTTTTGTAGGGTGTCGCTATACGCGCCGGGCTCAATGACATCGTTCACGTTGTCCACGATGTTCGTGACAGAAACGACGGCCTCAACTGTGCCTTCAGCGTCGTTGAGTGCCTTGGCTTCCACCCGGGCCTGTTTAGATTCCAACTCCACCGTGCCTCCTGAGGGTCCTGTAACCCAAAGGATAGATCGTGTAGGGAGCCTAGTGTCGGAGCGTTCAGGCTGCCTATACGATCACAGAGTAACCGCTTCGATTACCTGCCCCATCCGAACCGCATCAATATCCGCCTCAGTAAGCCCGAACTCAAGCAAACCCGTCTGGTTGGGAGTATTAGTGAAGACCAACGTGCAACGACAGTTCACCGTTTCCTTGATCGACGCTGTGAAAGCACCGGGGTGCATCATCAGATAGCCGCCAACAAGAAACGGATCCATGATCGGTCGCGCCTGACCATCAGCATGGGTGTGTGTAACACGGACCTTCTCATCCCGCTGCGACATCCACACCTTGTACCGGTAACCCTGTTTCCTAGCCACCGCCATCTGGCCTTCGTTCACACCAAAGACAACCGTGTTCGTCGCTACCAGACGAGCCCGCTGCTTGATCGCCTTGTCGAAGACCCCCCGGAGTTCGTCGGCAATGTCCTTAACCGACAGCCCCTTACCAGCGCCTTCCGTGATGGCCTTCTCAAGTTGGCGTCGGGTCGTCGCATTGACCTCAGGGAACATCGACAAACCAGCGAGGATCGCCATGGCGACCTCGTCCTCGTCCATGTCAAGTTCCTTCTTCGTCATCAAAGCGATGTCGTTCCCACCATCCATGATGGCGGCCATCAGGAACGTCTTAGCATCAGCGATGAGTTGCTTATCCCAAGTGGGGGTGTCGAAGATGTCGTTCACCCCGACCGCCACACCCTTGTTGACCTTCTCGCGGATCTTGCGGGAATCCCACTTCTCCAGAACAACACGACGCTGCCTCTGGAAGAAGGCCGTCATCTGCAACGACACGGAGTCAGCCAGACGCACCATTTGGTCGTCTCTGCGGGTCTTTATTTCATCAGCGGTTTTCTCGTCGACCCAAAGATCGCCGAACTGAAACCCCCACGGGGATTCAGGTAAAGGGGCCGACTCCTTATCCCCCTTAAACTCATCTTGACCATTGAGGGCCGCTGCTTCTGGAACCATCGCCGTCGGTTCACCGACCGGTGTCCGCTCCACTGTTGACGGCAGGGTGGTCGGCACAGCATCAGGTGAAGCCAACTGCGGTGGCTTGAAATCAGACGAGGGTGTTTCCCCCTCTGCGACTGCCTGACCGATAGGCATCAGGTTCGCTTGGACGTACAGCAGGTCAGCGCCAACGGGGTCAAGACCGATCTTCAACCGGTACTCGTCAATGGAGATAGCCCCGAACTTGAGTTCCTCCAAATGGAACAGGGCACGCTCCCGCTCGTCACGAGAGAGGATCGCCACATCATCAAGGTTGAACTTGACTGTCAGTTCCTCAGACCCATCAAGCCTGTCGAACGCTCGTTCGATCAGCATGAGGTGGGGGAGCATCGTCTCACGCCAGAACACTTCGAGTTCCGTGTCGGCATTAGCGAACGTGCGGTCAGAAGCGTTACCGATGACTGACTCGGGGACACCGAACGCCATGAGGATTTCCTCTTTGGCGAGTTGCTTCGTCTCCGTGTACTGGGCGTCACGCTGAGCCATCGACGTGTCAATCCACTTGGCCTGCTCAGCCTCCATGATCGTCATGCGGCCAGCGCCACCAAGGGCGGATCCTGTGTTCCCGAGGAACCTACGGCGGATCTCTTCAGCAGAGTCGTCGTCCAACTCGCCCGTGACCATGAGGATGCCACCGGGGCGGCCATCGTTGACCATGAAGTTACGGTTGTAGATACGCGAGTAGTAGTCGATCTCAATCGCTAGCCCACAGGACTCCAGAGGCGACTGCCCTCGGTAAGGGTCAGTGGGATGCGGGATGCGAACCCACACGACGTTGTCGGGGTCAACGATCCGTTCCTTGGTGTTCGGGACCTGAATCGAATACCCGGAAACAAACTTCTTGGGGTCAGGGATCGGGTACGTCCACTGCGGCGGCAACAGATACAGACCGATGACGTTATCCAACCGGTCCTTGACGATCTCAATGAACGCCCCACGTTTCGACAGGAGGACCTGTGAAGAAAGTTGGAACCGGAAGTTGTATGCGTCGTGGTGCGGATTTGCCTTCCTGTTCAGGACAGGCAATAGGGGGTTGTCGACCGACTCGTTGGCCTCGTTGCGGATTTCGATCGGGAGGCGTGCAGCATTCGATGCAATGGCGAAGATGCTTTTGAACACCCAAGTGACACGGTCGTTGCCTTCCGCAACGGCACGGTTCACATCCCAGTCGTCCTTATACGGCTTCTTCTTGTCTATGGGGTTTACAGCGCCCATTTGCTCGTTGTAGTAGAAGGCCTTTCCTTCCCCGCCACCGTCGCGTGCCCACCCAGAACGATCGTGACCAGTGAACCTCAACCCGTCAAGAAATCCCATTTCAGCCCTCGTAACCCATCAAGAACGCGACTAGGAGAAACATCCCGCCAGTCACGCCCAGCCCTGCGGTTACACCCACGCTGAAGCCACACATGGATACAGCAGCGCCACCGGAGACAAGGGTCATCGTGGAGATGCGTTCCTTGAGATTCAGAGAGCCCAAAAAGAACGCTCCTGTTGCTCCTACCACACTTATACCTGCCCAGATGATCAGTGACGGGATGTCTGCCATTTCGTTCAGCCTACGTCGCCGAACAGGTCTGTCGTGATAGGACCAGCCGACCTCTCCGGGTCAAACCGAAAGACGGTCTGTTGCCCTTCTACGCAAACGTAGGTGTCCCGACCCATGTTCATCTTTAAGGCATCGGGGAGAGGGAGGGAGACTCTGAGGCGTTCCCCATCCAACGGGCCGTCTTCGAACTTGATGTCGCACGCCTTGTCAGGCTTCTTCTTCGCCATTTGACTAAATCCTCATAGATGGAAAGATGTGGCTAACCCCATTGGCCCAGCATGGGAGGTGACGCATCAGCGGGCGCCCTCAGGATCCGTCTTGGGGGCGTTTCGCTTTCGGTTTCTCCTCTGCTCGTTCCAGCGGTGGCGTACCCGCTCCCGTGATGTGTACCCACCCCAGATACCGAAATCGACCGGTGTCTCAATGGCGTAGTCCAGACAGTTCTTCCAAACCGGGCATTTGTGGCAGATGGCCTTCGCTTCGGCGACCCGTGTCCGTTCTACCCGTTCGTCGAAGAAGAACAGGTCAGTCGGGTGGTCCTGACAGGCAGCCTTGGCCATCCAGCCGGTGTCGACGTCTTTGTCGGATCGCATGACGACCCGACCCCATTCGACCCTACGCGTCATACTTTCGCAAGATCATCGGCGTGCTCTCACCCGCCCACATGCCGAACGTATTAAAGGACAGGTACTCAACCGCTTCGTCAAGGTCCAACTCGCCCCGGGCCATCATGTTCGCGACCATCAGGTCCTCGTCGTACACAATGACAGCGTCCATGCCCATGCGGGTTGCGTACCCGACGATGCAGTCGTCGAAGCCATCAAAGATGACGGCCTCAGGGTTTAGTTCCCCAAGGTCGTCCCACCACTCGCCTTCACGGTCTGTTTCCATAGCCAACACTGTACC